GTCATCATGGCACGCATGGACGGCATAAGTTCTAGGTTTTTAATTGCGGAGAATAATTCTTCTTTCAACGCAGAATTTGCGGAGATTGCGGGGGTTCGGGTGAAGATGTAATTGATAAATCGTTGTACTGTTTCGTCCCAAGTTTCACGACGACCTTTGTCATCTTGGTAACGTGCATACCGACTGGCTGCGATATATTCTTGGTATTGATCCAAAATTGTTCTCTTTTATTGTTATTAAGTTGGAAAAAACGCCCCACCAGACTGCAGTGGGGCGAACGTACTACACAAGGAACACTACTTAAACTGCGAAGTCTACTGCTGCGGATACACCGCCACCACCTAAACGCTCACCTTCTTCGAGCTTCTGAATATTGCCTAAACCGCAAGCAATACCTTTAGCACCTTCTACGTTGTATGGGTAGAACTCAATTGCTACACGACCATAACAACCCGAATACAACTCATCTGGATCCAAGATTGGATTCATATCAGCGTCAACTACACCTGGACGCTTGGCTGAGTTTGCGTTGATAAACATGCAACCAGCGTATTCTGCTTCTTCCTTCTCAGCGTCACCATCACGCAAACCGCCTTTGAGCAAGTTGGGTACTGTGCCACCAAAGTATGCGGCTGAATTGGCTTTTGCCTCTTCAAACGCTTTGGTTACTTTTGTGATTGTTTCCTTGTCAGTCTTTGGGATAAGAATAGATACGCCATACTTACCGACAGTACCATCTTCTTTTACTTGTGGTTGAAACGCATATACATAAGATAAGCGTACTTTACCAGTTACTACACGAGGGTTCTTTGTTGCCATTTTCTGATTTCCTTTTTTACTGTTTCATGATTAGATTTAAACGGCTCTAATCTTTACCGTACTGTCAAGAGTATACCACAATTTCCAATTGTATACCCTAAAAACATTATTGCTGGTCCAGTGTTGCCTTTTAACAACTGATCTAATGATACACCTAAATATATTAAAGTGGAAATAATAATTAAAGATGTGCTCATGAGAAGTCTTCTGCCAGTGTAGCATCTTTTACTAACTTAGGTGGTCCGTCTGGACGAATCACTAAAGCACCTAATGCTGCCGCAACTTGTCCTTTTTGTCCAAGCTTTTCTAATTGTGCCATAGATTTTTGTTTTGTCTCGTACATATCGTCACGATTAAAACCTTTTTCTTCTAACACAGTTACTGCTAAATCAAAATCTGCAATTCTGCGGTTACCTTTACCATACACTAGTTTGTAACCTTTTGGTACAACATTTTCTTCTACTGCTTTAGTGATTGCGTATTCTTCTACATCGGATACCCAAGATTTTAAATCTGCTGATCTAGATAATACCAGATCTAATTCTTCTTGTGTCAACAATGGTGCTGGGCGGAAATCTAATGCAGCCACTTCGTTACTGAAATCTGCACGAGCACGGCATTGTGCTTTAGCTTTACAAAACTGGCAATGATCGCCGGGTAAGAAATCTCCTGTACCAGCCCATGCTCGTTTAGCTTTGGTCTTTACGAAGCTATTTGCCCAGTCGACCAATTTAGCGACTGTTGTGCCGTCAGATGATATGCTGTCCAAGCGAGGCTGGTGGATCGTGTAGGATACCTCTTTGATAGTCGGATACTCTTCCTTAAATTTTGCGTAAGCACCAAGAGCATATAGTCGCAACTGGGAGTTGTCCTGCGCAGACACGGGGATGCCTTTTCCAAATTTAAGATCGATGACTCTGATTGAATGCTTTGAAAGTATAACGACGTCTGCAGTACCAAATCCGTCAGGTACCCAGTCACTGAAATCCACACGTTGTTCAAATAATGGGACATCTCCTTCACCAATTTGGGAACGAACGTATAAAACATAATTGTCGACGTTAGCCTCGAAATCGTCATTGTAGTAGGGTGTGTTTTTAATAATTTCATATTCACGTTCGTATTCTTCAATTCCAATTTGTCCAAAATGGTGACGCAGTTTAACTTCTGCAAGCAAATGAGCGGTAGTACCTTCTTGTGAAAAATCAAAGGCACCGAGTGATCTTTTTGGTTCTGGGAGGGTAGCTTCTAATCTTGCACTGGGCGTACACGTAAGCCAACGCTTAGAACTAGATGCTGATAAGAGGGCATGTGCTGTCATTTCTGTTTTTCCTTTTTGCTGATTTTCTTTGAGTGTACTACTACTTATGCAAAAAAGCCTAGGTTTTTTATGCCTAGGCTTTTCATAATGTGAGATAAATTGTAATTTATTCTTTTGCGGCTTTTAAGTCCTTGATTAAATTGGAAACTGCTCCTGCAAAATCAATTGACACATCGGCTTTAATATCTTGCTTGATTTCCATGCGTTCTTTGTAGTCTGCTGGGAACTGGGCACGGGTTGCAATCTCGAATAAACGGGTGTTATAGGTGCGATTGTTGAGGTTGGCTAGGGCTTCCCTTTCCCACCATGCTTGCGCCTCTACAACGGCTCTATCCATTGCTTCAGCGAAGTCTGGCTTCTCTTTCTTCCAGCGGTCGGCAGTCTGTTTAGAAATGCCTAGTGACGAAAACATAATTTTTTGTGACGCACCAGTTTTACCTAGCTCTACCACCACATCGCACATCTCTGGTTTATATTTGGAATTTGCTGGCGACGCCATTAGCACTTCCACCTTTTTAAGGCGGCGGCTTTGCGTGTAGGCTTGCCGTTCTCGTCCTTCATAGGGCCAGGAACGCCAGACATTCTTGCGCAAAATGATTTCTTACGGGAGCCACCTTCGGGTTGCGGAGCTTTTAAATTAGAGCCAGTTGCCGCGTTATATTTAGCACGACCCTTGGCGGTAAGTCCAGCACCTTGGGACACGGGTAACTTCTCGCCACGACCAATAGATAGGGATGGGTTCTTTTTAGTTGCCATTATTTTTTAGCTGTCTTTGCAGACTCTTTAAACTGTTTAGCAGTAGGAGCACCTTTGGCACCCGGCTTGCGCATTTTCTCGCCAGAACCGTTTTTAATGCGCTCTCTTTTAGCTGCGATATTGGCGTACAAACCAGGTTTAGTTGCCATAGTATTTCCTTAAAATATTACTGAAACGCCTGACATCTTTTTAACTAAGCCTGTCAGTTCTTTAGTTGTTTGACCACTAACAAAGGTATTGATTTCAATAGCCTTGTCGATGATCTCTTCCATTGTCGGGAATTTAGGAGCTAACTCAGCAGCTTCCTTAGTTGTTTTGTCTAACACCTGCCAAGCAGCCATGTTGGCTTCGTGTTGCTTGACCATTAGGTCTTTGGCTGTGTTAAATACGGAAAAACGTAGTTCAAATGGATTCATGTGAATCTCCTATGTGATGTGTGTAAGAATAGGGTTTCCAAGCGTCTCACGACGAGTTGTACTCCCTAATACTACTTATGCAAAATCTAAAGGGTTTTCGCCCTTATTTATCGTTTGGAACAACAATGGTACGCATGTTGGCTTTGCGCTTCTCTTCAGCCTCCATGGCTTTCTTTAGGTGGGGCAGCATCTCGTTGACCATTTTAAGGGTCAAACCCATAGCCTTTTCACGATCAAGCATTTCTTTTTCTTGCGTGTCCCGTTTGACATTTTCCTCTACCGCCTTAACAACGTCGTTACTAAAGCCCCTGCTCTTAAGTAATTTAGCTAGATCCATCTTGTGCCTTTGTCACAGCCGCTAAACCGTCCTGTGCCTTTTGAGCTTGTGGTCCGGCCTGTTGCTGAATTATGTTAATGAACGCTACCAAGGTAGTTGCTGGTACCTGGTTTGGTGTGTTTAAAATATTTAACAGTGCGTTTACCTCTTTTACTGTTAGCTCAATTGTAATTGCAAAATCGTCAATTGATGGTAGTTCTTTTTCTTGCGTCATTTCTTCTTACCTTTCTTTTTGTTTAAAACAATTTTTTCAAAATAATTCTCTCTTGCTGCTAATTTTACTGGGTCGGTGCAGTACTGGTCCAGTTCAAACTTACGTCTATATGTATCCATCAATTCCCACATACGCATCTCTTGAATTTGCTTTAAACCAAGAAGAGTATTTGCTACTTGATCCTCTGTCATTGGTTTTTCTGCATCGCCGTGGTACCTGTAAAACGTGTCTAAATCGTCAACAATTTGCCACGCCTTCATAATGGCCGATTCTAAATCAATTCTAGTGTTGTCACTCATTTTGCCTTCCTTGCTTTCTTAACAGCTTGTACAAAGTCATCCCCAACAAAGTACCATTTTGCTAAAACTCCTATTGCTTTTACAGTTTCTTTAAATGCCTCGACATCGTCTTCGTGCATATTTTCTGGTGTCTTTAAATCATGGGTTAAGTTAACATAATCGTTTACCAAAGCAGTTTGCACGATTGTGTCTGCCATGTCGTCATCAATATTTATAATCATTTGCCACACTCCTGTTCATGGTTGGGTGGCAACATCTTTTTGATGTACCACATTGCTTTTTCTAAATCTTGTACTCCGCCTTTTTTCTTCCAGCGAAAAAGATACTTAATGGCGTTACCAGTGCACATTGCTTCTAGCCCTTCTAAACCATCGATGGCTGCTTCAATAGCATCAATGCACTCTACTTTACCTTGGTAGTGTGGTGGGTTATTTACCAGATCGGCCATGCTTTCTCCTTAATTCACTTTCTACTGCTTGTACTTCTATTTCATTCTCACACATCCATAGGGTTTGCAATTGTGGATATTGGCTCATGTCAATGTCTTCTACACCAGCAATTGTCTCTATTACCGAATGACCTTTATATTTATGCTCAACGACAAAGTAGCTCATAATTTCATTTCCTTTTTAATAAAGTCAACTGCTTTTTCATAATGGTAACGCCAATACTTTTCTGATACTCCAATGTCCGTATAACTTATGCCGTTTAGTAAAGCTTCCATCACTTGTCTTTGTTTAGGCAACATACGCTCATCAATAATTCGTCTAATGTCAATTTGGTCATCGACATCCCAAGGAACCCAACCTGGGTCGAGGTGACCAGCAAAGGCATCAATGTCGTCTGCTTCTAGCGGATCCATCTCCTCATCAGATAAACGGGGCTTACTATATCTTACATATCTCATTATTGTAGTGCGTCCATTAAAGCATCTTGTAAATTTATTTTTCCTTCCAATACCTTTACAACCTGCTCGTCAATACTTTTGGCTATGGTTAGGTGATGTATGATAACCGGTTTTTCTTGCCCTTGGCGGTAGATCCTAGCATTCGCCTGGATGTAGTTCTCTGAGCTCCATGGTAGA